CAGGCCGCCAGATCCACGACGAGCGCTAACCCTCCCGACGACGGAACACCGGCACACCCACAGGGTTGCCCTTCCCATCCAGCGAGATCGACCAATGCTCGAGCCGCCACCCGTTCGCCTCGATCGCATCGATACGCCGAGCCCACTCCGTCCGGACCTGCAGCTCACCAGACCCGGCATCGGTCACCGCGCCCGAGTGCAACACCGTGACGAACACACGCTCACCACGCAGCGCAGCATCACGCGCCTCCGTGGCGAGCACATCGACATTCCGATCCTTGATCCAGCCCATCGCCCCATCGTGGCCCACCCGGAGACGACATGGCGTGGAATCAGGACAGAGCCACCCAAGGCGGATACCTCAACCCCCACAAGGCCAAGCGCGTCCTCGCCGCACACGCAGGCATCTGCCACATCTGCGGACACCCCAACGCCACCCAGGTAGACCACATCACCCCCTGGAGCGAATGGACCCGCACCGACGTCTCAGTCCACGACAAGAGCAACCTCGCACCAGCACACGGCCAACCCTGCCCCACCTGCGGACGCGACTGCCACGCCGACAAAACCAAAGCCGAAGCCGCACGAGGCAGAGCCCGCGCACAACAGCGCCAAGCCACACGAGCACGCAGGCCACACGAGCCCCACCCCGGCGCACTCCAACCACCCAGGGGGACCACCCCCCCACCCCCAAGGGAGCAAGCGCGAAGCGGGATAGCACCTCCGGGTGTGCGTGCGCCTTGACCCTGTTTTTTCGGTCGCCTGCGGGCGTCCTGCTGTAGCCGCGGCCAGGTGCCGGCGGTCCCCGAGGGCACAGGAGGCCCCGCTCATGTCGAAGGCCGTGAAGGTGAAGGCTCCCGAGATGCTCGGCGAGCCGGGTGTCGCGCTGTGGAAGCGGATCACGTCGAAGTACGAGCTGCGGGCCGATGAGCTCGTGACGCTCGAGGACGTGTGCGCGATCACGGACGAGCTGCACGAACTGTTCGACGAGTGGGATGCCGAGGGCCGGCCGCGGACGACGACGGGAAGCATGGGCCAGCTGGTCGAGCACCCGCACCCGAAGCGGATGACGGACCTGCGGATGAAGCGGAACGCGCTGTGGCGTCAGCTCAAGCTGCCGGATGACGCGGTGGGCGAGGAGAGCAACCAGCAGCGGTCCGCGGCTCAGTCGCGCTGGTCGCAGCGGGGCGCGTGATGAGCGGCGTCGAGCGTCGTCCTGTCGGAGACATCATCGACGGGCTCGGTATCGGGTCTCGGGTCGCCGATGACGAGATCGTGTCGGACGCGGTGGTCATCATGAAGGTCGTCGAGGCAGACGGAACTGTTCGGCTCGCGATGGCGTCGTCGTTGGGCTCGTCGTGGGTTGAGCGTCTCGGCATGCTGACGGCGGCTCGCGAGGCGGAGTTGGCGTGCGTCAGAGATGCGCGGTCCGAGGATGGCGCGTAGCCGCGCGGCGGCGCAGGTCAGGACGAAGGACTCGGACTACCGCGAGATCATCGCGTGGTACGAGGACCAGCTCGAGCGAGCGGCGCCGCCGACGGACCTCGTCTGGGAGCCGGTGAAGATCGGCCCGACGTGGCAGTACGACAACGGGTGGAAGCTCCCCGAGGTGACCCTCGGCTGGCGGAACCTGGCTTGGGCTGGGATGCACCTGTCGCACCCGAAGGGTGGTCCGTGGGTCTACACGCTTGAGCAGGCTCGGTTCATCCTGTGGCACGACGCGCTCGACCCTGAGACGGGCGATCTGCTCTATCCGACGCAGGTGCTGCAGCGGCTCAAGGGTTGGGGGAAAGATCCGCTCGCCGTCGTGACGTCGACGACGCACGTCTGCTCGGAAGACGCCGCGTTCGACCACTGGGACGGTGACGTGCCGGTCGGCCGGCAGACACCGGACGCGTACGTGCAGATCGTCGGTGTGGCGCAGGACCAGATCAAGCGCAACACGATGCCGCTCTTCCCGTCTCTTGTGCCGCCCGAGACTCGTCGGAAGTACGGCATCCAGATCGGCAAGCTCGACGTGTGGGCGCGCGACGATACGGCGCACATCGAGGCGTCGACGTCGTCGGTGCTCGCCATCGAGGGGCCGCGGCCGACGCTCGTCGTCCGCAATGAGACGCAGAACTGGCTCGAGTCGAACCAAGGACATCTCCTCGCCGGCGCGATCGAGGGCAACCTGGCGAAGGACTCCACCGGGGCGGCTCGCCAGCTCGACATCTGCAACGCGTACCGACCCGGCCAAGACAGCGTCGGGCAGCGGCAGCGCGAGGCGTACGAGGCGACCGTCGGACGTCGCTGCGACGAGCACCGGGATCTCGACGAGTGGCCGGACTGCCTTGACTGTCAGCCGCCGAAGTCGGCTGAGTTCGGGCTGTTGTACGACTCGCTCGAGGCGCCGCCGGAGGCGCCGCTGACGGTGGAGGCCGCGCCGAGCGTTGTCGAGTCGATCCGGGGCGACTCGGTGTGGCTGAACACGAAGCGCATCCTCAACTCGATCAAGAACCCGGCGAACCCGGCGAGCGAGTCTCGGCGCAAGTGGTACAACCAGATCACGGCGGCCGAGGACGCGTGGGCGGACCCCAAGGACATCGACCTCGGAAAGCGCAAGGACCGGTTGCAGCCGGGCGACGCGGTGGTGCTGTTCGGTGATGGCTCGAAGTCGGACGACGCGACCGGCGTCATCGCCTGCCGCGTCTCGGACGGGCTGTGCCAGGTCGTGCACGTGCAGCAGCCGAAGCCGGGCCGGATCGTCGACCGTGACGCCGTCGACCACGACGTCATCAAGGCGTTCGACCGGTACAAGGTGCTCGCGTTCTGGTTCGACCCGTCGCACGCGAAGGACGACAGCGCCGAGGGCGATAACCGGTTCTGGTGGCCCCTCGTCGACGAGTGGTCGCGCCGGTACGGCAAGCGCCTCAAGTGCTGGCCGGTCAAGACCGGCAACCGCGCGCACGCGGTCGCGTTCGACATGGCGCTCGAGATGAACCAGAAGCAGTTCGTCGAGTCGTGCGACCAGACGCTCGAGGAGCTCGAGGCGCGCGAGGTGACGTTCGCCGAGTCGCAGTGGCTCGTCGAGCACATGCGCAACGCGAAGCGGGCGCCCGGGAAGTGGGGCGTCGGTATCCGCAAGGAGCACCGCGAGTCGCGTCACAAGATCGACCTCGCCGTGTGCCTCATCGGCGCGCGGATGCTGCGACGCATCTACCTGCTGAGCCTCAAGACGACGAAGCGTGCCCCCGGGAAGGGGCGCGCGATCCTGCTGGCCGACTGACCGACGACTCTGTGAGAGAGGGGAACCCACCAGATGGACGGCAGCACCCTCGCTCCGACGTTCATGGCTCCCGCCGCGGTCTACCCGACCCTGCCGAACCTCAACCTCACCGAGGAGGAGGCCGGCACGGCGACTTGGCTCGCTCAGCGGCTCTTCCAGGTCCGTCAGCCGCTCGAACTGCGCGGTCTCTACTACGACGGCATGCAGAAGATGCAGGACCTCGGCATCAGCATCCCTCCGCAGCTGACCGGGCTGCGGACGGTGGTCGGGTGGCCGGCCATCGGCATCGACGCGCTGGTGAACCGCACCATCGTGGAGGGATTCCGCTACCCGGGGCAGACCGACGTCGACGACGAGCTCATGTCGATCTGGCAGGCGAACGACCTCGACACGGAGGCGCCTCTGGCGCACCTCGACGCGCTGAACCATGGCCGTGCGTACGCCGTCATCGGCCCGGCCGATGAGGACTCGCTCACGGGTGAGCCGCTCATCACGTACGAGTCGGCGCTGAACATGATCGCCGTCTACGACGCGCGGCTGCGGCGGGTCACGGCGGCCCTGCAGATGTACGTCGACATGTCGTTCACGAGCGAGACGTACGGCCATGAGGTCGCGGCGCTGTACCTGCCGGGCAAGACCATCCACATGGCCCGCTCGCAGAGCGGTGGCCCGTCGCGCCAGTGGGAGATCACCACCGACCCGGACGACACCGAGCAGCTCGGTGGCCGGCTGCCGGTCGTGCGCCTGGCGAACCGTCAGCGGCTCAGCAACCGTGACGGGCAGTCGGAGATCCGTGCCTCGTGGATGAACACGGTCGACTCGGCGTGCCGGACGCTGCTCGGGCTCGAGGTGGGGCGGGAGTTCCACATCGCGCCGCGGAAGTATGCGCTCGGCGTGCAGGAGTCGGCGTTCGTCGACGCGAACGGCAACGCCAAGACGGCGTGGGAGACCTACCTGAACAAGGTGTGGATGCTTGAGGCCGACGATGAGGGCAACGTCCCGACCGTGGGCCAGTTCCCCGGCCAGGACCCGTCTGGCTACACGAAGATCCTCGAGACGTACGCCGACATCATGTGCGGCGAGATGGGTCTGCCGGGCTCGATGCTCGGGCGGCACGCCGACGGCAACCCGGCCTCCGCGGACGCGATCCGCGCCGGGTACGAGGAGCTCACGTCGCGGGCCCGGATGAAGCAGGTCGCGTTCGCTGGCGGCCACGAGGAGACGATGCAGATCGCCCTCATGGTGAAGCACGGCCGGGACGCCCTGCCGGAGAACGCTCACCGGATCGAGACGGACTGGCGCAACCCCGCCCCGGAGACCCCCGCCGGCACCACGGACGCGATCGCGAAGCAGGTCGCGGCCGGGATCATCCCGCCACGGTCCGACGTCACGCTCAAGCGGCTGTCCTACTCGCCGGTCGAGCGGGCCCGGCTCGCCGACGACTGGACGGACGAGCAGGGCCGCACGGCGCTGCAGGACATCCACGACATGCTCAAGCAGCGAGCCCAGGGCGGCGCGCCGGCCGAGCATGCGCAGCCTGCGGGCCCGTCGCCGGCCGACATGCCGAAGAAGGTGCCCGTCCGTGGCGACGGCGAGCCTCGCTGAGACGCACCGCGACGAGCAGGAGGCGCTCGTCTCGCTCATCCCGGCGATGCTGCGCGAGGCGTGGCCGCTGCTCGACGTGCACGACCTCAAGGGCACGCTGCCGCTGCTCGTCGAAGCCGTGCGGGCGATCCTCGCGCAGTTCGGGCCGGCGTCCGGGTTCGCGGCGCTGGACTACTACCGGCGCGAGCGGGCGGCTGCTGGCGTGACCGGTCCCGGGCCGTCGCTGCGGATCGCTCCCCCTGCGGCTGCGGACGTCGTCGACACGACGGTGCGTACCGCCACGTCGGGCCTGTACGGCACGGTCACGCCCGAGTCGGTGCAGACCGCGCAGGAGGCGCTCGACGACGCGGTGTCGCAGCTGGTGCTCACGCAGTCGCGCGACACGATCATCGACGCCGTCGCGCGCGACCCCAAGGCGCGCGGCTGGGTGCGGGTGACAGAGCCGGGCGCGTGCTCGTTCTGCATCATGCTCGCTCTGCGGCATGGGCAGGGCATGGTCTACCCGGCGAAGCGGGCCGCGGAGTTCAAGGCGCACCGGAAGCGCGCGAACGGCGCCGGTGGCGAGTGTCGCTGCCACGCCGAGCCAGTGTTCACGGCGTACGAGCCGTCGCACCGGATGCGGACCATGCAGGCGCTGTGGGAGACGTCGACGAAGGGCCGCAGCGGCAAGGACGCCCGGACCGCGTTCCGGCAGGCCGTGGAGGGCCGCGAGGTGACCGGCACGACTGGCCCCTCGGGCGG